TCAAAATTCACCGTTGCAAGTGGTGAAGTAACTGCCACAACTGTTGCAAGTGGGGATGTTTATGATTACGAGTTGCCGAAAGGTACTGGATCATTAACAACCACCACCAATGTATCTGTTGAGAACGGAACATCATTCAATCAATCGGATGTTGTTTTCAAACTTCGCAGATTGTCAACCACCAAGCGTAACGAAATGAAGCTCCTTGCTCAAGGTCGTTGCTATTGCATCGTTAAAAACAACAACGATGAGTATTGGTTGGTCGGCAAGGAGTACGGATGTGATGTGACTGCAATGGTTGCCAATACCGGTACTGCTATGGGAGATTCCAACGGTTATGAAGTTACTCTTTCAGCAATTGAGGCTGAAGCACCTTACAAATTGCAAAGTTCAGTTGTTACCGCTTTAGGTATCTAATTGATTCTTGTTTCATAGGTCAAATGGGGAGGGCAATTGCTCTCCCTTTTTTTGTTACATATTTTTACTCTCGCTATTTTGTAGAGATGTTGAAGGTAACCAAACAAGATTCCGAATACTGGTATGTGACATTGACCGAAAAGGTCACTATTGCAAACCCGTATTTTTTATTTAGTATGAAGTGCCGACAAACTGACGCATACAAGAATTTCATTTTAACCGATGTATCAACTGCCAAAGAAAGATACAACAAGTTTTTGTTTGATGAAGGTGCAACCGACAACACAACTTTGGAAGTTGGTGAACACGAATACAGAATCTACGCACAGATTTCATCTAACAACTTGAATCCGTCATTGGCTGATGAGTTGGTTGAAACAGGCATCTTGAAAGTTCTCCCATTGTTAAACAACGAATTATTCTATCAGGTATCGTGAGCGAAAAAATATACACAACGAATCGTGATATGGGTGTTGAACACGAAGTTGATCTCACCAAGAAATTGTTTACTACAAACCGTGATATGGGTTTTGAACGCAATGTGGAATTCAACCAACGAAACTACGATGTTGATGCATTGAGGGCTTTCTTTTTATTAACTGAAGATTCATTTTTATTACTCCAAGAGGATGGAGGTCGTTTGGTAGAAAGTTATGGCTAACAAAAAAATATCCCAATTAGATCCGATAGGAACTATTGATGTAGTTCAGGATAGTATTCCAATCGTTGACTATTCCGAAGGTGTAACCAAACGGACAAACCTTGCCAACATCGGTCAGCGTGTATTGGAAGCCAGTTCAACCACAAACCTTGCAGAAGGAACAAACCTATATTTCACCAATACACGAGTTTACACGAAGGCAAAGGCAGCGTTCAAAGCTGGTTCAAACACATCTATCACTTTTGACGATGCACTTCAAACCATAACCATCGCATCTCAGGGCAATGTCCAAAGCGTAAACACAAAGACGGGTGCGGTTGTATTGACAACAACAGACATCAGCGAGGGAACAAACGAGTATTTCACCGCAGCGAGAGTGAGAGCAGTCGTGTTGACGGGTATTTCATTGGCAACCAATGCCGTGATTTCTGCAACTGATACGGTATTGAGTGCCTTCGGAAAGTTACAAGCACAGATCACCGCAAACCTTTCAACACTTACATCACACACATCCAACACAAGCAACCCACACGCCACCACAAAAGCACAAGTTGGCTTGAGTGATGTGCCAAATATAGACACCACAAACGCATCAAATATCACAAGTGGTACATTGGCTGATGCACGGTTAACATCTGCCGTTACAAAGCAAGGAAACACATTTAACGGAGCATCTCAATTGGTTCAGTTGGACGCATCTGCAAAACTTCCAGCCGTTGATGGTTCTAATTTGACAAACTTAAACAGTCCACCTTCAACGGGTGGGGATTTATACTTATTTTATAACTACTAAAATGCCAGCAAATACATCACCCATATTCGCACTATCACCAGAGCTTTCATTTGCAACGGTAACGGGTGCAACAACGGACAGAACAGGCGCAACGATGACAAACACGGTCACGCTTTTAACTGCTGCAACAAACGGCACGAAGATTACACAGATTGGGGCAAAGGTTGCAGGAACAAATACAGCAACTTTGGTTTTGATTTTTGTGAGTGATTCAAGTGGGGCAAATTTCAAATTGTTTGATGAGATTGCACTTGCACCAATTACGGCATCAACTACGGTGACATCCCAAAGGGCGGTGACTGCTTATTCAGATTTGCAGTTGAAAGCAGGGCAAGTGGTAAAGGTTGGAACTACTGTTGCAACTGCTGCTGGAGTTAATGTGTTTGCAGTAAAAGGAGATTATTGATGCCGGACTTTGGGATAATGCGTGGGTTTAATGAGAAGTTGTTTGGTGACAAGTTAGTCGCTGGGCAGTTGCCTACGCAGTTGGGGTTAATTGGAAGTCAAGAAGTCACTGATTTTGATGCAGATGCAATTGCATTTTTTGCAAGGGTAACTACCGCAGGAGGTACATTGTCAGCAACTGAACAACTTGCAGTTGATACGCTTGTAAAACAAATGAAACTCGATGGGATTTGGTCTTTGATGAAAGCCATTTATCCAATGGTTGGCGCAAGTGCTGCGGCTTGTGCGCAGAACTTAAAGAGCAGTTCATTTACGGGTACTTTTACAAGCGGTTGGACTTTTGCGAGTACGGGGGCAACGCCTAACGGAACGAGTGCGTATATGGATAGCAATTTAAATGCTAATAATAATTTAGGTGTAAATAATTTGTCTATTTCTTTTTATACAAGTACTAATGGCGCAGCAAGCAATTCCATTATTTACGGTGTTAGTGCAAATCGTACAACATATTTACCGATCATACAATGCTATCCAAGAATTAATACAACTAGTCTTTTTCTAAGTGATTTAACTGACTTTAATAGTAGAGTATCATTTTTAAATAATACAACTGCGGGATTTTACGTTAATACAAGAACGGCAAATAATAGTTCTAAAACATTTAAAAATAATAGTTTAGCTGGTTCTACAACAGTATTACAAACACAAACTACATTGCCGAATTATACTATTCCATTTGCTGCATTTTTTGATACTATAAGTTATTCAAATTTTGCTAATTATCTTATGAGTTTCGCTTCCATCGGTGACGGCTTAACCGACACCCAAGCAGGTAACTTTTACACCGCCGTTCAAGCGTTTCAAACCACTTTAAGCCGAAATGTATGATAGGTTACACACTTACCCCCGAACAAAAGGATTTGATACAAGGGCAGTATTTTGCAACTGACATTTTTTTTAATTGCGTTCAAGATATCAATGGCGTTTGGTTTTTGTTTTTATCCGAGCAAGATATCCCATTAGTTCAAGCATCACAATACGCTTGGGTTTTAACCTTACCACAAGCCGAATACATCCCACCACCACCCCCACCATTGCCAATATGACAACACCGAAAGTAAAACCCAATGCGCTACCTGTTAGCTTTGATCAATTCCGTAAAAATCCAGTTGCTGCCGTGGCTTTTTGTATGCTTTTGGCTGTTAGTTATTTGTATATGGACTTGCGTTCGGGCAATCAACAGCAGATTGACGAATGTCGCAAAGAGATGGCACTACTACGGGCAGAGCAGAAACAAGCATATAAGGCATTGAAGACGGCAGATTCTGCTTTGTCCGCAGCCATTACTGAACTACGCATCATTAACTCAATGAAGAAACTATGAGATTGTTGATCATTTTTGCATTCGCTTTCATCGGTGGTTATTTGTTCACCGAATCTTGGGCAACTGAACCCAAGCCAGTAAGTGAGATTGATGCTTTGTTGAAGAAGATTCAACAGAACACACAAGCCGTTGGACAAGCCACCAAACAAGCACACGAGGTGAGTGAGAAATTGGTGGAAGCAAAAGTGGTTGAGAAAGAGCAATTGAAAGAAGCGGTGGTTGTGGCTGAAAAGAAAGCAGAATCTGTGGTTCAACAGATGCAAGTTGTTCAAGACCAAATGGAGGTGTATGCGGTCAAGATGGTAGGTGCTGGATTGGATACCACAACCACACCAATTGAGTTCAAAGGAGTGATCTATGATGCTTATTTGAACTATCTCTCCGAAGGTGGCAAAGAGGATTTTGACTATTTCAGAATGTACTTATGGCAACAAAAGTAAATATCACATCATTTCGTTCTAAACCCAAAAACAAATTGGGCAGACATACCAAGCACAAGAACAAACACAAGAGTTCAAAACCATATAAAGGACAAGGCAAATGATAGACAAAATCAAAGTAGCAATGAAGGCCAAGAACTACAAGTTCTTTGAATCAGGTGATTACAACTTGAACATCATTGGGATTCGCAATTCGGATACTGGAAGCAAGGTGACAAATGTCTTTGATGACTTGTTAACCGTTAGTTACAAAATCGGAGATGTGTGGCATTTTAAGAAATGGGCTGCGACAACTGATCCCGGCACAAAGGGAGTGAAGGAATTTCACAATGCTCAAGGCGTTGCTCGTTTAGTTCCCGGACAATATCGTGGCAGTCACGCAATCGGATTGCATCAAGGCAAGTACGAAGCCTTAAAACAAGCCAAACCCGTGAAGGTTTACAGAGATGCAAACAAGGATATGACCTACGACACCAAGTTAATCACCGAAGGTATTTACGGAATCAACATCCACAAGGCTGGGGCAGATTCAACCTATGTTGAGAATTGGAGTGAGGGTTGTCAAGTGTTCAAAAAGTCAGCAGATTTTGACGAGTTTATGGCTTTGGTCAAGAAGGCTGCCACCTTGCACGGCAATTCATTCACTTACACACTATTAGAAAGCAAAGATTTATGAAAAAACTTTTAGAAATTTTCACGGGTGACAAAGGAGAGATGTCATCAAAACGATTCGTGGGCATTATCGGTGCTTTTGTTTTGTTTGCTACAATGGCTCATAATTCTCTTAGCCCTGCTGATATCGTACCTTCTCCAGAGTTGGTGAGTGCGGTTGAATTCATCGTGATTGCTTGTCTTGGATTCACATCTATTGACAAGTTCTCAAACAAAAAAGATTGATTGCTATTTGATAGAGATGATATTCCAAAGATTAAACTTTCACGATAACAAACTGCCAGTTTTCAAAGAGAACAAGGCAAAGGGATTCGTGACCTTCGGAGCGGACAATCTCTATCCCGATTTTTTAATTGAACTATTCAACAAATCCCCAAAACACAATGCAATCGTTTCTGCAAAAGCTTCATATGTGGCTGGAATTGGTACTGAAGTTTACGGACAAAACACCACCGACATCGCCAAAATCCAAAACAAACTCAAAAGCATCAACGCCTACGAGACCTACGAGGAACTCAAAGCAAAAGTAGCATACGATGCCGAGTTGTTTAATGGGTTTGCAGTTGAGGTGATTTGGAACAAGGCAAAGACCGCACCTTCGGAGTATTATCACATTCCATTCAAAGACATCCGCAAAGGATTGGAGGGTGAGTATGTGTATTGTGCGGACTGGACTGATACCAAAGCGGAGAAAATCCATTATCAACCATACAATCCTATAACTCGTGAATCAAAGCAATTGTATTATTGCCAATTCTATCGTCCCGGACAAGGCGAATATCCCTTGCCTGATTATGTTGGTGCGTTGAAATACATTGAGGTTGACACCGAGATATCCAACTATTATTTGAATAGCATCAAGAACGGATTTACGGCACAAACTCACATCCAGTTATTCAAGGGCATCCCCACACCTGAAGAAGCTCGTGCAACTGCAAGAAGATTTAAAGAAAACTATCAAGGCACGGACAATGCCGGTGGGTTAATTATCCAATACAACGATCCGACAGAGAAGGAATCAGTCATCAACAACCTTCAGCCATCGGATTTTGACAAGCAATTTGACTTGTTAAATAAGACCGTACAACAAGAGATATTTGTTGCACACAAGGTGAACTCTCCAATGTTGTTTGGAGTTCGTGTGGAAGGTCAATTGGGTGGTCGTAGCGAGTTAATTGAAGCCTATGAGATGTTTCATCACGCCTACATTGAACCCCGTCAACAAAAGATTGATGATACCTTTGCTTACTTGCTTGAACCTATCGCATCAGTTCGTTTAGAAACCATCAACAAACCACCA